GGTCAAGGTGGGTCGTATCTTCTCGATCCAGAAACCGGCAAACGCACTCTGATCAAGCGCACACTTCCCGCCGACACCCCAACAACCAATGGCACTTCTTCTTCGGAAACGACTGATTCTGATCGAGACGGAATCAAGCTATGGAACCGATCCGACCCCTACCGGGGTGGACGCCGTTCTCGTTCGCGATCTGAACATCACGCCACAGCAGAGTGATGTCGTCAACCGCGATCTGATCCGCCCTTATTTGGGTGCTTCTGAGCAGCTTCTCGCTAACACTCGTGTCGAATGCACCTTCAGCGTTGAGCTTGCTGGCTCGGGTACTGCTGGTACTGCGCCTCAGTACGGCAAAGCTCTGCTGGCTTGCGGCCTGAGCGAAACCGTTTCTGCTGGTGTGAGCGTCACATACGCACCGGTTTCCAGCAGCTTCGGCTCTGTGACCATTCATTACAACATTGATGGCGTTCGCCATAAGGTGACTGGCGCTCGCGGTACTTTCACGCTTAATGCCAATGTCGGCGAAATCCCGACAATCGATTTCACCTTCACTGGCATCTACAATGCTCCTGACGATTCGGCGCTGCCTAGCGTGACCTATGCGGATCAAGCTACGCCATTGATCTTCAAAAATGGCAATACGGACACCTTCTCCTTGCTGTCGTATTCCGGCTGCCTTCAGTCCGTCAGTCTTGATCTGGGCAACACCTTGGTTTATCGCGAGTTGATTGGTTGCACCAAAGAGGTGCTGGTCACGGACCGCAACACCAACGGCACTGTGGTGGTTGAGGCTCCGACTATTGCGCAGAAGGATTATTTCGCCGCTGCGCTTACTGATGGAACCCTGGGTAACCTGACGTTTCAGCATGGCACCACTGCAGGCAACATCGTTGATTTCGCCTCCACTCGGATCGATATCGGCGACGTGTCTTATGGTGATCAGGATGGCATCGCGATGCTAAATATTCCCTACACCGCGATTCCTTCCACAGCCGGTAACGATGAGTTCAGCTTGGTCTATAGCTGATCTACGCCAAGGGCACGGTCATCGTGCCCCACCCTAGATTTGGTTTTCAATGGCACGTTTAAGTAAAAAACTGCTGCTACTGATTGCTGTCGAAGAGGCTGCGTTTCTAACTCAATCAGGCGACCCTATTGTCTCGCAAGGGGATCAACATCTTTATGGCCCTAGATACGGCTTTGACGAATCGCCTGTTGGCACAGACGCGATATTGGTTAATCGTTTTAGCATTACTCCACAAAAAAGCAATGTTGTAAATCGCAAGTTGGTTCGACCTTATTTTGGCGCGTCATGGCAGTTTGTCGCCAATACTTGTGTTCAGTGCAAATTTACCGTTGAGCTTGCTGGTTCTGGTACTGCTGGCATTGCGCCACAGTATGGCAGGGCTTTCCGAGCTTGCGGCTTGCGCGAGACTGTTGTTGCTAACACCAGTGTGACGTATGCGCCGATGAGCGAATCTTTCGATTCGGCAACAATTTACTGCAACTTGGATGGTGTTCTGCATAAAATGACTGGGTGTCATGGCACTTTTACAATTAACCTTAAAGCGGGTCGCATTCCTACAATTGAATTCACGTTTACTGGTATTTATAACGCGCCTGAAGATTCAGCATTTCCTGCCGTTACTTACTCAAATCAGGCAAAACCTTTTATTGCCAATACTGATAATACCGATGCTTTTGAATTTTTATCTTATTCGGCCTGCTTGCAGTCTGTTAGCATGGATGTGGGGAATGAGATCCTTTACAGGGAGCTGGTTGGCTGTGATAGCCGGGTGTTGATCACTGATCGTGGAGCTACTGGTACTGTCGTGATCGACGCCACAAGCCCTGATGATAAGGATTATTTTTCCGCAGCCCTTGAAAGCTCTGTTCTGGGCAACCTGACGTTTCGGCATGGAAACACCGCTGGCAACATTGTTTCTTTTGCATCAACGGGCATCAATACCGGTGCTGTTTCCTACAGCGAGCAAGACGGCATCTTGAAACTACAAGTTCCTTACGTGGCAACGCCATCTACGACTGGCAACGACGAGTTCAGCCTGGTGTACACTTGATTTGCGAGAGATGGATCTGCAGGGATCGCGTTGCGGTCCCTTTTTTGTTGCGGTATAGTTTGCAGGAGTCTATTTTCACTCATGGCTTTTATTCGCAAGAAGGTTAAGACCTTTAAATGGCCTGTCACCGTTGAAGAGCCTGCTGATGGCGGTGTGTTTGAGGAGTCTACGTTTGATGCAATTTTCAAGCGTGTGCCTCGCTCTGAATTTCAAAAGCTTGCCGACAAAGGCGATCTTGAGCTGCTCAAGGCTGTGCTGACTGGATGGGAGGGTATCGACGATGAGGATGGCAAGCCTGTGCCGTTCTCGCAGGCGACGATGAAGGAATTCTCTGACGATCCGTACTGGATTCGTGGTGTGCTCAAGGCTTACACCGAGACATTCGAGGGTGCTCGCCTGGGAAACTGAAGGGTGCCGTCGAGTATTGGTGTAATGGCGGCGAAAAAGTAGAAGATAAGAGCGGCGATGACGCTGCGGCATTCGGACTGAAGCCGCAGCGTCCCGCTGCGCCAATTCAGCAGCACTATGAGGTGTGGGAAGAAAATTGGGAATCATTGATGATGTTCCTGCGAATGCAAACGCAGTGGAACGTCACAATGGGCGGCTACATCGGTCTGAAGTACGAGGTGTTGCTCGGTGCGGGCGGCCTGATGTCGCTGTATGATATAGAGAACCCACGCGAGCTGCTTGAGGACATCCAGACAATGGAAGCAGCCGCGCTCGCAGAACTGAACAAGAAAGATGGCAAGTAAGACTGTTCAGCCTATTGCTATTGAACTTGGCATCAAGGGCGGAGAAAAGCTTGCCGCCCTGAACAGGTCTTTTCGCGATTTATCCAAGCAAGTAAAACTATCTGACGCGGACATAACTCAAGCGACAAAAGATATTGTAAAGTTTGCAACTGAGGCTGGCAATAGCGAGGCAACGATCAAGGGCCAGATCAAGGCTTTTGAGGGGTTGCGAGAGCAGGCGGCGCTTGGCGGAAAGGCGTATATTCAACTGGGTAAAGATATTGAGTCTCTGAAGGTAGCCCTTAGAGGGTCAACCGATGAAATGGAGCAGCAGCGTGCTGCTTTTGTTAAAACTGGCAACGCGGCAAAATCAAGTGCATCTGATATTGCCGGAGTAATTTCTGAACTTGAAAATCTCAGGAACAAAGCAAGACCCGGATCTTCTGCCTTCACGCAGCTTGGGAAAGATATTGCTGCATTAAAGTCTCAACTGCAAGAGGCAAATGTAGAGGTCAAGAAATTTAACGCAGGCTTCGAGATCAGTCAGCGCCCCGCAATGAGTCTTGAAAAGATTCAGAGGCAGATTGGCAAGCTTGCTGAAGGTCTTAAAAGTCTTAACTTCATTAGTGATGAGTTTTTGAATGTTCAAGAACGCATTGCATTGCTTGGCCAAGTTCAAGGCAGAACGACTGCAAGGCAGCAGGTTCGCGCTCAAGCGCAAATGTATTCTAGCGCTGCATTTGCAAACTTCGTTGAAGGTCCGGCTGGCAAGCTAAGCCTGCCAAACACAACAGCAGCATTGCAGCTTGAAGTAAGCGAGCTTCAGCAGAAGCTTGTCAATCTTGACAGATCTTCTTCTGACTACACCGCAACAGCCATGAGACTGGCTGATGCGCAGCGTAAATTGGCTCAGGACGTCATGGGGCTTAGTAGTGCCTATGACAAGCTTGGGGCTGCAGAGGCTGGCGCTGCGCGTCGCGCTGGCAAAGTTGCCGGTATTCAGCAGTATTACGCAGGCGGTGCTGCCGCTCCAGGTGTAGCTGGATTCAGAGATCCCGCGACTGGCGCGATTATCGCAAGAGGCGCTGGCAACGTTGCTGATCGTCGTGCATTTTTGGCGGCGCAAAGACAAGCTGGCCTGTCTCAGTATTCGGCGCCTATTAGCCCTGAATTGCCAGAAGCAATCCGGAAGGCCAATGAGGAAAGAAAGCAAGAGATAAGATCAAGAATTGAGAATCTTAAGAAAATAAACAAAGAAAACGAAGCGCTGAGAGAGCAGGCTGCGATCAATCGTTCCATTGCTCGTGGCAGAGCTAGATCAATAGCGCAAGTTGCAGTCGAGCCACCGGTTAGAGAGATCAGTGGTCTTTACAGACAGATTGGCGATATTGAAATGTCAAAAATTACTGCAAGTATTGAAATGATGGGTCAGTCTTATTCAGCAGTTGCAACTGATATTAAAAAAGCAACGGCAGCTTCTAACGGAAGCATCGCCAGTCTTAATAATCAACGTTCGGCTTGGTCTTTCCTTAGGGATCAGCTTAATCCAGCGAGTAAGCAGTTCAGGGATGTTACCAAAGAGCTAGAAAAAGTTGATCGCGCCTTGTCCAAGGTTCAGCGTCGCAGAGGGCTTTCGCCTATGCAGATGACCCAAGCTGCGGGTGCTGCTATTTCGGGTGGCATTTTTGGCGGGCCTGAGGGTTTCCTGGGTGGTGCTATCGGTGCTATTGGCGGCGTTGGCGGTGCATTTGCTGGTGCTGCGATTGGTGCGCAGATTGGTGGCTTAAGGAGGCAGCTTGCTGAGTTTGCTGATTACGCTGCTGGGATTCAAAGGTTGGAGATTGCCCTTAAGGGTGTTGCTGGATCTCAGAGTGAATTCAACAAAGCACTTCTTGCAGCTCGTAACGCAACAGATTCTCTAAACGTTCCCCAAGAAACTGCAATCCAAGGGATTACAAGGCTAACCGCTGCCGTTAAAGGTGCAGGTGGAAATGTGGGCGACGCAAGTCTTGCGTTTAGAAATATAAGC